ATCCTCGTTAGTAAGGGGTGAAGAATTATTAGACTTAATAAACTTAATAATTAGATATTTGGTAGGTCACGTACATGCATATCCTGGTTTACCTCCTGTACCACAAAGTATTGATGGTGTTAAAGTGGATGATTTACTTAAAGAGCTATTAGATGCACAGGATAAGATATTGAATAAGAATATTCGAATTAACTGAATATTTATTATAAAAACTTAGTATGTCTCTTTACAGGTCTTATTTTAGCAAGAACGATACCCTAATTTATAATTCGTATACTAATACTGCGAGAAACCCTGTTGTAGAACTATTCTACGGTAATGTAGATAATATAATATCAAGCAAAGGGTTCACAAGATTTATTTTTGATTTAGACCTTAATGATTTAGAAACTAAATTATCTAATGGTGAGATTTCTACTGGGTGTAGTTACAATCTTAAACATACTTTAAGAATGACCAACACATCGTCCTTTGACAAGGAGTTAATCAATACTAAGTGGTCGAATGGTAGACGGAGAGCGTCTTCATTTGACTTAGTCCTATTTAGAATACCTAAAACGTCAGGGACTACAGGTAACCCCCAAACATGGGATGAAGGTGTAGGTCAAGACTATTATAAAGGGAGTCCGATAGGTACTTCAAATACTGTCGCAGTTAAAAATGTTGTTGAGACTGACAACTCATACTCAGACAGACCCGTAAACTGGTTTCAAAGGTCCACAGTAAAAGATTGGACTGAAGATGGTATCTATGACAACTCAAACTCTTTAACGTCCTTAACGGGTCTTAATTACAGTGCGATTACTATTGTTGATACACAACACTTTGAATTTGGTAACGAAGATATCGAATTTGATATGACTAATGAAATAAATGACATCCTTACAGGTGGTACCACGGGCTCCACAGGGTGGGGTATTGCTTTTGTCCCCGATGTAGAAAATATAACGGGTCTAACTGAAAATTATTCTGTCGGGTTTTTCTCACGACACACTCAAACATTTTATGAGCCATTCTTGGAAACGTCATTTAATGATTTAATTCAAGATGATAGAAACACATTCTATGAAAAAAGAAATAATAAATTATATCTTTATTCTTTTAGGTATGGAGTACCACAAAGTTTCGACAGTAACCCAACAGTTGATATATTAGATTCAAGTGGGAATGCTGTTGCAGGATTTACAGGATTAACAACTTGTCAAATACAAAAAGGGGTCTATGAGGTTAGTGTAAGTGGTTTAACCTCATCTACTATACCTTGTGTGTTTTATGATAATTGGAAAGGTATATCGATTAACGGTGTCTCATTGAACACTGTTGAGAATCAATTTATTGTTAACCCTCTTTCTGATTTATATCAGATTGGTATGGAGGATAATGAGCCAAGTCTGTACGGTTTTGATTTCTATGGAATAAAACAGGACGAAAAAATATTAAATACCGACACTAGAAAAGTTAATGTCGTATTAAAGAAAGCATATACAACTAATGAAGTTTTAACTCAAGTAGACGCGTATTATAGAGTTTACGTTAGAGAAGGTCAAACAGAAGTTCAAGTTGAGGATTGGACACCTATAAACAGAACCCCTAATGGTTACTACTTTATTTTTGAAACTAAAGATAAAATTCCGAATGAGTATTTCATTGACATCAAAGTCATTACAGACAGAGAGGTTAACACCTATAAACGTGAACTAAAGTTCCAAATAGTAAACAAAAAGTAAGTATGATACGATTAACAGAGGACCAGCTAGTTGAAATGATACAACAAGTTATATCTGAAAAAAAGAAAAAGAAGAAGAAAAAAAAGAAGAAGAATACTTTATGTGCTAGAGGAAAATCAGCAGCTAAGGCTAAATATGATGTATATCCATCAGCCTACGCCAATGGTTACGCTGTTCAAGTTTGTAAAGGTACTAAACCTGGTTTAGATGGTAAAAAAAGATGTTCAGGAAAATATTGTTCGGGTAAGAAATAAACCCTATATTTGTAACAAACTTCCTGAAAATGATTCAAGTTAATAACAATAAGTACCAACTCTTAAAAGAAGGTCAAGTAGTTGAAGAAACTGAGGCGGCGACATTTGATAATGCAATTGATTACTTCTTCGAAGTGTATCCGAAAGCTTATGGTGACAAAAGATATACTTTTAAAAGAGTTAAAAAAACTTACGAATACTAATACTCTTCTATTAGTATAGTTAAATCCGTAGTACCTTTTATAACTCTGTGAAAGGTTTCTTTCGGTATATCAAATTTAACCCCTTTTTTTAAGGGAATGGGTAATTTATTATCCATCTGAAAGTACCAATCGGTATCTTCGAGAACTTCAACTAAACGATTCTCCTTATCTCTATGCCAAACGAGTTCTTTTTCAGGAATATCCTGAGAAAAAACTCGTTTGAATTTATTAGATGATATATTTTCTTGTGAGTATATCATCACCAAAATCTACCTGATACGTTTTTACCAAAATCTTTATGAGCTCTACATGCCCAATACCCCGCCTTTGTCTTATCTTTTTTCTTTGCACACTGATGTCGAGCCGCAAATGACTTTCTTGCATCAGGGTCATTCCACTTAGCGGTCATTGTAGGTGAGCCATAACTAACTTTCTTTATTTTACCTGTTTTAGGATTTCTAACGTACACATACCACTTTTTAGAACCACCTGATTTAGGTTTATTAAGAGATACTTCTTTACCTTTATATTCGGCCTCATTTAAAGTCTCATACTCAAAAGGAAAATCTAACGCTACTGTCTTACCATTTTTTAATTTTACAAAAGTACCCACGTCAGAATTTAATATTTCCTCATCAAAATTATTAAATCTATACCCTTCTTTGTATAGTTCCCTAGACTCATTTATAAGGTCGAAATATTTTTCACTACCATGTCTAAATGCGTTATCTGTAATAGATAAATTATTATCAAAATGATATTGTAGTTCTTCAGAGATTTGTATTTTATTTAATATAGACTTATTAATACTTTCTCTAATTATATCTTTTATATACATAGATTCATTCTTTTTTTTCTTTTTATAGTTTTTAACTTTAATACGAGTAGGTTTTTTACCTTTAGTATCTTTTGAACGTCCTTTTTCTTTTTCCCTTTTTCTTCTACAAGCAGAATCTTTAGCCGATTGAGGCATTTTACCAGCAACACCTGCCGCTCTACATACAGGATAACCTCCTTTATCACTATCACTTCTACCACAAGAAGGGTGACCACCTCCTTTTTTCTTTTTACAGATATTAACCCATGGACCTTTAGGTTGTTTTGAACCCTTCTTTTTTTTCTTTTTCCCAAACCATACGGCTAAATCTTCTGATAAAATATACTTATCCATTTGACTTTATGTTACTTTTTTATAAATATTAGGTAAAACTCATTTATCATGGAAGAAAATAACGAAAACGTAAACACTCTATTTAATACTATTAATTACAAAGAACCACACGAACTAAATAAGTTTATAGATGAAATGAATGTAGACCAAGCGTTATTTTGTTTGGTTCATGCCACTCGACATGCACACAACCGTGGTTTGTACAATATTGAAGAATCTGAAGTTGTGTCTAAAGCTATAAGAACTCTGACTACACCCCAACCTTTACCAAAGGAAGAGTCTAATGACGAAGGATGAATTAACGAGTAGAATTATTATTCTACAATCTGAAATAACAGATGCGATTTTAAATGGTCACAAAGCACATGATGAAGACGAATTTAAATCACATAGAATCGAATTAATGATACTTCGTTGTATGTTATATGGTGAAGATTCTAAAATCTGTAAAACTGAAAAGGCAAATTGTAGAAATTGTAAGCAATAAAAAGGGAGACCGAAGTCTCCCTTTTCTTTTTATGTTTAAGATAAAATATTATCTTAACTCTCTTAGGTCGAATGTTCTAACACCATCAACTGTAATCTTACCGTAGAAACGGTTGTTCACCATCTTCTTAGCGTATCTTGTCATGATACCCTTGATTGGTGTAAAGTTGAATGGGTTGTACATTGTTGGAGTCAACTGTAGAGGTACGTATGGAGCGTATACATATCCTGTGTCAAGTAATGATGAACCCTTGTGTCCCAACAATACTGTGTTTGGTGGGAAGTATGGGTCACGGTAAACTTGATATCTACCTGATAATGTACCAACTCTTTCGATACCCATGTTGTAGTTGTCTTGGTCAGGAGCCGCGTTTGAAACGTGGAAGTACTCAAGGTCATCGAAGATTGCTGAAATCTCTGAAGATACAACAATCCAGTTAGCACCACCTCTTAGAGTTGATTTATGGATTTGTGCAGAAATCTGATTGATTGCAGTAATCAATGTCTGATTCCAATCCTTTTGGTTGTAGTTGACAGAACCGTTAGATACTCTCTTCCAACCGTTGTAGTCCCATCTTAATGACCAAGCCGCACCTTTTCTTAAGTCTCTTAAAATCTCACGGTCAATCTCTGCTGCAACCTGCTCTGACAACAATGCTGTCAATTCAGCTTCCGCATCAATGTTGTGGAATGCAGAGACGTCTTGTGCGAGTTCTGGTGACCACTGAGCTCTTAACTTTCTTTCTGTAACAGAAACAGTAACAGCTTCTAAGTCGAATGAAACTTCACCGATAGCGTCTTCGAATTCTAATGTCTCGTAGACTCTGTATGAACCATAGAAAGTATCTCCTGAAGCAACTGTTGAACCTGTGTAACCGTCGATTGATTCAGTTCCAATTTCAACTGGTGTAGAGAAGTCAACCTCCAAGTAGATTCTACCTTCAACGTCACATACGTTGTCGTACTTTCCACCAGGACCTGGGTAAGAACCACTGTAGAAAGTAGTTTGTTGCTCGTTACCATAGTTTACAATACCCTTACCGTACTTCTGAGTTACAACTCTGAAGTTCCAGAATTCAGTGCTTGAACCTAATCCTGCCTGGTCAGAAACTTCTAGTGAAGCTAAGAAGTCTTCAGTATCCATTTCTTGTCCGTCAGGACCGATTAATTTACTAGCACCTGCTGATGAGAATCCTGTCATCATAAAGATTAATGACCTTACATTACCTGACGCAACACTACCTGTACCACCATTAGCGACTGATAATGCGTTTCCTAATGTAGTTGCAGTTAAAACACCACCGTTCCATACAACAGGAATTAATGTTGGTGTTTGCTCTTCGTAAGCACCCTTTGAGTAATCGAACAACCCAGCTGGGTCTGAATTTGGTGTACTACCTTCGTAGAAACGGTCGTACAAGTTAGTTGAATTTGTGTAACCTGAATCTGTTGTAGATGGACCGTTTGGTGCTCCGAATGGAGGAACGTGTGTTCCATCAGCGTTTCTGTTCTGAATCTTTGGAACAAAGTAGAACAACTTACCGATTGGTAGGTTCATAGCTTGTACTGAAACGATATCGTTAGCCAATAACTTAGAGAAAACTCTTCTTACTATTGGGAAAACAACTGTTTCGAAAGAACCTGAACTGTCAGATGCCGCCGCTTCGTTTATCAAATATGATGCTTGGTTCTCATATAACTGAGCCATATTTTCTTTAGTGTGGCCTTTAAGACCATCGAGGAACCCTAATTTGTCCCACTTGTTAATTGTGTCCTCCTTGATAACCTTAAGGTGCTTAAGACCGATGTTACCAACTAGACCTGATTCTAATAATGCTCCCATTTTAATATTTTTTAAGGAAATTTATTTTTATTTTAATTTACTCATTAAATCTCTCATTCTTAAGAACTGAGGATTTTCATAAGTTTTACTTTCGATAAGATTGTTTGCTGAACCTTTAGTTGGAGTTTTAGTAACTTTAGATTGTACTGATTCAGTAACAACGTTAGTTTCTTTTCCACCTAAATCTTCTTTAACTGTCTTATATAAAGATTTCGATTCTTTAAGAGTCTCGACACCATCGAAACGTCTTAAAATATTTATTTTCTCTTGCTTCGTAGTAGAATGCTCAGTGAATAAACGAGTAGCGTAAGCTAAATTAGAATTGAAAACAGCCACTTCGTTAAGTTTCTCTTTGAAAACATTAAGTGCCTTACGGTACTCTTCATTTTTCTCTCTAAGTTGTTTAACTTCTGCTTTTAATTCTTCATTTTCTCTTACCGCAGGTCTTAATCTACCCTTAGCATATTTTCTCACCTCTTCGGGTGCTGATTTAGCGTTTGGGTACTTTCTTAAAGACGCATTAGTTCTAGCAGTTTCAGTGGTTTCACCTTCGTTACTTTCGTAATCTCTGTGTGACTTAGACTCATCGCCTTTGTTTCCACCGTAATCACCTTCGTTAGTTTCGTAATCTCTGTGTGACTTAGACTCATCGCCTTTGTTTCCACCGTAATCACCTTCGTTAGTTTCGTAATCTCTGTGTGACTTAGACTCATCGCCTTTGTTTCCACCGT